GGTTTTCATTTAAAATAGCTTCTGAATTTGATAATCGTTTTAAAGGAGGAGGTTTTGGTGATGATGATACAGATCCAGAAATAATTGATTTAGCAAATAAAAAAATTGCTGTAATAAAATATAATTTATAAAAATGGATAACTTTGATTTAAGAAAATTTTTTAAAAAACAATATTTAGCTGAAGGTCGGTTATTAAAAGAAGATGTATCTCCAAGATTCATAAAAAAATATCTTACACTACCTCCACCTGATGAGGATTTTAAAAACAATGATGATTATTTGAAGTATTTTGATATTGAAGATATAGAATCATACAGTGATAGAGATAAAGCTATACTTATATTTCTAGATGATCAACATGGAATTGAGTTAAGTGATGAATTAGCAAAAGGTATTAAAGACAAATCAACGGCTGATATAATTAAATACTTTCAGGATGAAGATTATGAGTATATGTCCTATGGTGTGATGAAAAAACAATTAGGTGTTCCTGTAGTTACAACATTGACATGGGATGAAACAGGAGGACCTCGTGGATCGGAAGACGCTTTTTATTATAGTACTAATCATAAAAGGAAGTTAAATAAAGTATGGAGAACAAAATACCCAGAACTTGAAATTCCTAAGTGGAATGACCGTTATAAAAACTATGACACAAGAGAGAAGATAGCACAAGAATTAGATGATTATTATCGTGGTCAAGCAAGAAAGCAAAAAGGAATAGATTTAGAGGTTCCTTATGAAGAATATGCTGCTATGTACGTTCAAGCCTTAAAAGATGAAGGAGCTATTATACCAGATAGATCAACAGATTTATCTAAATCTCGCTCATTAAAAGAAATAGAAAATTATTGGTTTATTGATGAAATTGATTTAGACGATCATTTAGAGAATATACATTACGAGTGGGAAAAATGGAAAGAAACAACTAGTCCTGACCCTAGAGATATTACAACAGCTAAAAGAGATGTAATACAATATATAGTAAATTATTTAAAAAGATCACTAAAATAAACTTGCTAAACATATAGAGCAGATTCATAGCCTGTTCGATTAAAATAAATTAAGAGATCTGTGGCCTCCATTTGGAGGCCACATTTAAGTTTCGTATATTAACGTGTTAAAATTATATTAAATGAATGTAGTAATAATAGGAGCAGGAGTAGCAGGTGTAAATGCTGCTACCAAATTAGTTGATAATGATTTTAAAGGTAAAATCACTATTATAGATATGGGTAAAAACCCATATGAAAGACCATATGAAGAGGTAATGACTGGTTATTTAGGAGCAGGTGGTTGGAGTGATGGTAAATTAACTTATTCTACTCAAATTGGTGGACAATTATCTAAGTATGTAGGTGAAGAAAAAGCTATGGAGCTTATGAAGCAAGTAGTAGATAATTTTAGTAGATTTCACCCTCACCCAGAACAAATAGTTTTATCAAATCCAGAAGAAGAACCTGAATTTATTAAACCATACTTTGGTTTAAGATTATTTCCATGTTGGCACATTGGTACTGATTATTTACATGAAATTGGTAAAAGTTGGTATGATTATTTAGTTAGTAAAGGTGTTGAATTTATTTGGGAAACTAAAGTTACAGATATTGATTTTGAAAACCAAACATTAGATATGGTCCAACAGGATCCAATAAAAACAAGCAAGTTTTTAGAAGATGAAATATCATATGATAAACTTATTTTTGGTGTAGGTAAATCAGGTATTGATTTTACTTCTGTAATGATGACAAAATATGATTTACCTACAGAAGAAAAACCAGCACAAGTAGGTGTTAGATTTGAAGCACCACAAAAACACTTTCAAAAATTAATTGATGTTGCTTATGATTTTAAATTGTATAGAAAGATGGATAATGTTAGTTTAAGATCATTTTGTACAAATAATAATGCTGCTTATGTAGCAGTTGAAGAAACATATGGTGACCACAGTTATAATGGTCACGCTAAAAAAGATGAGTCATTTAGAAATGATATGACTAATTTTGGTATATTAATGGAAATTAGAGGAATTGAAAAACCATTTAAATGGGCAAGAGAATTAGTAGGTAAAGTACAAGAAAATAGTACAGGTTTATTTTATAGCCCTACCAGAGAACCCTCAACAACATCAGAAGGAGTAGATGTATCAGCTACTAAAATTAATGATTTAAATGTAGTTAAAGATGCATTTAAGGGGTATTATAAATACATAGAAGATTTTATTAATGATATGAAAAAAGTATTTCCAACATTAAAAGATGATTGGGGTATTTATATACCTGAAGTTAAATATTTAGCACCAGAACCATTAGTTAATTACAAGGATTTAAGTTTAACAAAATATCCAAATGTACACTTTGTAGGAGATGCCTTAAGTGCTAGAGGAATTTCAGTTTCAGGAGCCCATGGTACATTTGTTGCAGAAAAACTTTTGGATAAATAAAATAGGATTCGTATATTTACAATAAACAATATTATGAAAGATAAAACCCCATTTCCACAAAGTAAAAAATTAAAAAAAGTAGACGGAACCATTGCCTATGTTTGGGATGGTAAACTCCATAATTGGGAAGGATTTGCTTTAATACCTGAAGGTATTGAAAAAAAAGGAGAATATCATTTATATGGTATTAAGATGTCTAAAGAAGAATGGACAGAAAAAAGGAGACAAAGAGAAGGACTACCTTATTATAAAAATCAATCAATGAAATCTAAACTATCAGATTATAGAAATTAAATTATGAAAATAGGTTTATGTGGTACAATGAGTGTAGGTAAAACTACATTGGTTAAAGCTTTAAAAAATACAAAACAATTTAAAAATTATAATTTTGCTACAGAACGTAGTAAATATTTAAATGATTTAGGCATTCCATTAAATACAGATTCTACTTTAAAAGGTCAAACTGTATTTTTAGCAGAACGATGTGCTGAATTAATGAATAATGATATTATCACAGATAGAACTATTATAGATGTTATGGCATTTACTATGAATGCTAAATCAATTGGACAATATGATAAAGAAATGTTTGAAAAATATGCTAAAGAATTTATTAGGGAATATGATTATATTTTTTATATTTCTCCTTATGGTATTCCTATTGAAAATAATGGGGTAAGAGAAACGGATGAACATTATAGAGATATAATTGATTTTACAATTACTTCATTAATTAAAAGATATAGTCATATGGCTAATAAAATAGAAAAAATATCTGGGACTACAGATGAACGTATAGAACAAATATTAAAGTTTACAAATCTTTAACATATTTATAATAAAACCCTTATTATAATGAAAAAGTCTGATTTACAAGAATATATAAGAAATCAAATAATTAATGAATTATCTGAAGATCAAAAAACACAAGATGATATTAAAGATACAGAGGAGCTAATTGCTAAAACTAAAGAATTAGAAAAAGCAAAAGAAGATGCTGGGTTAGCCGAGGAGGTTGTTAATGAAGAAGATATCAAAAGAAGAAAAGAAGCTGAAAATGCAATCAGACAAACTTTAAAAGATGAAGGTGGAGCTGCTGGTTTAAAACCATTAGTTAAAGCTGTAAAAAAATTCGGATTTAATAAAGACGAATTGGTTTCATTACTTAAAAAGATAGTTAAAGTTGATAAACATAAACATGGGGATTATATATTAACTCCTATTAATGAAGACGAAGATGAACCATCTGATGCTGATATTAAAAAAAATAAAAGTATGGCAAAATACGCTGAGGAATTAGCCCGAACAACATCAGATATGAGAACTTTAGCTAGAGATTATTCTAAAGCTGAAGGGCAAGAAAAAGAAAATTTATTAAAAAAATTAAAATCTAAAACTAAATTAAAAAAAGAATTAGAAGCTATTTTAGATATAAAAGCATAATGGGATATAAAGAAAGGGTTATTTATATATTAAAAATTGTAGTTCTTATTTGTATTATAGTTTGGTTATTATACACAGATAGAGAAAGATATGTTGAAGAATACAATGCCAAAATAGAGGCATTGGAACAAAAAGTCGATTCGTTACATGGTATAAATGACGAATTGACTTTTAAAATTGATACATTAAATAACCAAATTATTAAATTAGATAAGGAAATTGATGTACAAGATAATCGAATAAGAACATTAAAATGGAAAGTAAATGAAAAAGTTATTGCTGTCGATACTTTTAGTAACACTGAGCTTTACAAGTTTTTCACAGAACGATACAGACAGTACTTCGATTCAATTAGAAGTACCAGTAGCGAAATTAGTAATTAAAGATCTAATTAGTGGAGATGGAGCTAAAGAAGAATTAATTATTAATTCTGAAAAAGTAAATTTACTAAATCAAAAATTAGTATTAAAGGATAGTGTTATTGCTAATTTAAATAGTAAAATATTTAATTTTAATTCTATGTTAGATACTAAATCTAATCAATTAACATTATCTCAAGAATTATCTAAAAAATTAGAAACTGATCTTAAAAAACAACAACTAAAAACTAAATTGATGGGTGGAGCTGGTATCGTAGCAGTAGCAGTAACTATTTTCCTTCTTAAATAATATGGGTGAAGATATAAAAAAAGTAATAAGACAAGAATATCTTAAATGTGCCACAGATCCTGTACATTTTATGAGAAAGTATTGTTATATACAACATCCCCAAAGAGGTAGAATACAATTTAATTTATTTCCATTCCAGGAAAGAGTATTAAAACTATTTAGGGATAATCCTTATTCAATTGTTTTAAAATCTAGACAATTAGGCTTATCTACCTTATCAGCTGGTTATTCTTTATGGTTAATGACTTTTTCTAAAGACAAAAATATACTTTGTATAGCTACAAAGCAAGAAACAGCTAAAAATATGGTTACAAAGGTAAAATTTATGTACGAAAATTTACCATCATGGCTCAAAGTAGACGCAGCAGAAAATAATAAATTAAATCTTCGATTAGTAAATGGATCCCAAATTAAAGCAACTTCTGCAAGTAGTGATGCAGGTAGATCAGAAGCAGTATCATTGTTATTAATTGATGAGGCGGCATTTATTGATAATATTGGAGAAATTTGGGCATCAGCTCAACAAACATTAGCAACTGGTGGTGGTTGTATTGCTTTAAGTACTCCTTATGGTACTGGTAATTGGTTTCATCAAACATGGACTAGAGCAGAAGCAGCTGAAAATGATTTTTTACCTATTAAATTACCTTGGTTTGTCCACCCAGAAAGAGATGACGCTTGGAGAAAAAGACAAGATGAATTATTAGGTGATCCTAGAATGGCGGCTCAGGAATGTGATTGTGATTTTTCAACATCTGGTGACATTGTATTTTATCCTGAGTATATTGAATACTATGAAAAAACTTATTTAAAGGATCCATTGGAAAGAAGAGGTGCAGATCAAAATTTATGGGTTTGGGAATCCCCTGACTATACAAGAAACTATATGGTAGTAGCTGATGTAGCTAGAGGAGATGGTAAAGATTATTCTGCTTGTCATGTAATTGATATAGAAAATAATGTACAAGTTGCTGAATATAAAGGACAAATTGGTACAAAAGAATATGGGCATTTATTAGTTGGTTTAGCAACCGAATATAATGAAGCATTACTAGTAGTTGAAAATGCTAATATAGGATGGGCAACTATTCAAGTTTGTATTGATAGAGCTTATACTAATTTATATTATTCAAATAAAACAGAAAGCCCAAATGCTAATTCATATTTTGAAAAATATATGGATACAAGTAAAATGGTTCCTGGGTTTACTATGTCATCAAGAACTAGACCTATGGTAATAGGAAAATTTCAAGAATATTTAAGTGATAAAGGCGTAACATTTCAATCTAAAAGATTATTAGAAGAAATGAGAACCTTTATATGGAAAAATGGAAGACCAGAAGCACAAGGAGGATATAATGATGATTTAGTAATGGCTTTTGGTATTGCTATGTATGTAAGAGATACAGCATTAAAATTCAGACAAAGAGGTATTGATATAACAAAAAATGCTTTAAGTAATATGTCTGTAAATAGAACTCCTTATCAAGGAGGTTATGGAGGAACAGCAAATGTTAAAAATCCATACGAACAAAAATATGGAAATGATAAAGAAGACATTAGATGGCTCTTTTAAATCATATTTATAATAATAACAACTAATTATGGCTAATAAAAGCGTATTTTCAAGATTAAAAAGATTATTTTCTACTGACGTAATAATAAGAAACGTTGGTGGTAATCAAGTAAAGGTAATAGATAGTGGTAAAATTCAAGCCACAGGTGAAATAGAAACTAATTCACTAATAGATAGGTATAATAGAATTTATTCTACTAGCCCTACTTCATTATATGGGGCACAATTTAATATTAATTACCAATATCTAAGACCCCAATTATACTCAGAATATGATTTAATGGATCAAGATGCTATTATAGCTTCGGCTTTAGATATATTAGCTGATGAATCAACACTAAAAAATGATATGGGAGAAGTACTTCAAATTAGAAGTGCTAATGAAGATATACAAAAAATACTTTATAATTTATTTTACGATGTATTAAATATAGAATTTAATCTTTGGATGTGGATACGTCAAATGTGCAAATATGGTGATTTTTTCTTAAAAATGGAAATAGCAGAAAAATTTGGTGTATATAATGTTATACCTTATACTGCTTATCATATTGAAAGACAAGAAGCTTACAACCCAGATAATATATCAGAGATTAGATATAGATACTCTCCAGATGGTTATGATAATATAAGTTCAGGAATGTATCCTGTGCCTGGTTACGCATCAGGTAATATGGAAAATGAACCAGGTATTTTCTTTGACAATTATGAAATGGCTCATTTTAGATTAATTTCTGATGTTAATTACCTTCCTTATGGTAGATCATATATTGAACCAGCAAGAAAATTATATAAACAATATGTGTTAATGGAAGATGCAATGTTAATTCATAGAATTGCACGTGCTCCTGAAAAAAGAATATTTTATATGAATGTTGGTTCTATTCCACCTAATGAAATAGAAACATTTATGCAAAAAACTATTTCACAATTAAAAAGAACACCATTCCAAGACAATAATACAGGTGAATATAATTTAAAATATAACATGCAAAACATGTTAGAAGATTTTTATATTCCAATTAGAGGTAACGATGCAACAACAAAAATAGAAACTACACCTGGATTACAATATGATGGTATTCAAGACGTAGAATATTTAAGAGGTAAATTATTTGCTGCACTTAAAATACCTAAAGCATTTTTAGGATATGAAGAAGGTGTAGAGGGTAAAGCTACATTAGCAGCCCAAGATATTAGATTTGCTCGTACAATTGAAAGAATACAAAGAATTATACTATCAGAATTAAATAAAATAGCATTAGTTCACTTGTATACTCAAGGTTATACAGATGAAACACTAACTAATTTTACACTTCAAATGACTAGTCCATCAATTGTACTAGAACAAGAAAAAATAGAATTACTGAAATCAAAATCTGAATTAGCAGAACAATTACTTGGACAAGGTTTAGTACCATCTGATTGGATTTATGATAATGTTTATCACTTTAGTGAAGATAATATTGATGAATATAGAGATTTAGTACAAGAAGATGCTAAACGTAAATTTAGAATAGCACAAATTGAAGCAGAAGGAAACGATCCTGTAGAAACAGGTAAATCTTATGGTACACCACATGATCTAGCTTCATTATATGGTAAAGGCAGAATGTATACAGACCCAGGTGATGTTCCTGATCCTGAAAAATATGCTGCTGATGATCCTAAATTAGGAAGACCAAAAGTTTCTAACACAAAACGTAATACCCAAGATGATAATTTTGGTAAAGATAGATTAGGAGTTAAACGTATGAAAGACAAAGATAAAAATGATTCTGATGATATTAGAAATAAGTTTAAAGGCGGAAGCCCATTAGCTCTTGAAGATGCTAGAACAACTTATCTGAGAAATAAAGATATGTTTAAAAAATTAGATGGGAAAAAATTAATATTTGAAAGAGATAAAGACACTTCTTCGTTATTAGATGAAAAACAATTAAAGAAGTAAGAATTTCCCAATATTTATAAATAAATATATTTTTGATGAAAATAAAACACTCTAAGTACAAGAATACAGGAATATTATTTGAACTGTTAGTACGACAAATAACTGCAGATACTTTAAAAGGTGTAGATTCCCCAGCAATAGATATTTTAAAAGAATATTTTGTAAAAACTTCCTTAGGTCGTGAATACAAATTATATGAATCTATAATAAAGTCTAAAGTTATTAACGAAGGAAGAGCAAGTTCTGTAATTAGTACAATTTTAGAAAATTCTAAAAGATTTAGTAGAACTTCTTTAAAGAAACAAAAGTATAATCTAATTAATGAAATTAAAAAACATTATAATTTAGATATATTTTTTGGGGCTAAAATAAAAGATTATAAAGAATTAGCTGCTTTATATACATTAATAGAAGGTTATAACTCAAAAGAAATACCTAATACCCAACAGTTAGTTGATAATAAAATTACTTTACTTGAATTTTTAACAAAACAGGAAGTAAAACAAGAAACTAAAAGAACGGTATTAGAAGAATTTTCTACTTATGATAAAGATACAAGAATAATTACTTATAAAGTATTATTAGAAAAATTTAATGACAAATATAAAGATTTATCTTCTAACCAAAAAGATGTTCTTAAAGAATTTATTAACTCAGTAGATTCTACTCCTGGTTTAAGAAATTTTTATAATGTTAAAATTAATGAACTAAAATCTTCATTAAATAAAGAATCAAAAAATATAAAAGATAAGGCTACACAAATCAAAATAGTTGAAGTAGCAAAATTATTAACTGAATTAAGTAAAACTGATAAAGTAGATAGTGAAAATTTAGTTGATTTGTTGCAATATTACGAACTAGTAAAAGAAATTCAAGTAGCAAATGGCATACAAATATAAGCTTAACGAAATGTCTAAAACTGCTTCGGCTGATGAGGCAGAAAAAGAACTAGGTACACCCAAAAGAAGTATAGAAGTAGGAAAAGTAACTTTTAGCAAAGATGGTGATACTAAATTTACAGTAACTGACATTGATGATCAAACAGGAAAAGTTTCATGGAGTATAGAAAAATTACCTTCATATGAGGAATTATTCGTTGCTGCATCAAAATTAGTTAATACAGCTAAAGGTGTTAGAAATGAAACTAAAAGTGATCCAATATTTAGAGATATTTATGAAATAGCAAAAAGTTTAAGAAATAAAATTCGTACACATCTTAGAAATGAATATCCTGATGAGTATCAAAGAATAATAAATAAAGGTCTCTTAGAAGAGACAGATGTAGATGAAATATCAACCTCTGGTGCTGCTGGTGCATATAATACTCCCTATGCTTTTGTTAGAAAACCTTTAAAACCTAAAGGTAAAAAGAAAAAAAGAAAATCTAAATATAGAATGAAAATGCCTTCTGGTATGGTAAGTTCTTTAGGTTATACTATGAATGAAGAAAAAGAAGGATATATTGTAATTGGTAAAAAAGGTAAAGGTACAGCTCAATATAGTGAACCATATAAAACAAAAAAAGAAGCTGAAGCTGCAATGGAAAAAATCCTTAAATCAATAAAGGGTAAACCAGATGCTAAATTTAGTGTTAGAAAAGGACCATTAGAAGAAGATATCGATATGGATAAAGTGTTTATGAAAGGTAAACCACTACCTAAATTTAAAAAAGGTGATAAAGTAGATTATTTAGGTTCTGAAGGTGAAATTAGATCAGTAAAATTTAATGTTTTTGATACATCTGATAATCCTCAAGGTTCTTGGATTTATACTGTTGCCTACAAAGGTAAACCAAGTGATGCTTATCCTAAAGGTGTAAATAGAGTATCACAAGGAGTTAATACGAGAAATTTAGAATTATTAGATGAAAGAATTGATTATGATGAAGCTTTGACATTAAGAGGTATGAAAGCGGATTTAAAAGATAGAATTGCTCAATTATATAGAGAAATGGAGCAAGACGCAGAACCAGAAGGAGGTCCTATAGCAGATCAATATGCTGATGAATTACATAAATTAGAAGGTTCTTTATATAAAATCCAAAAACAACTTCGTGATTATGATATGAACGAAGGTACTTGTGGTTATGATAGAGATGCTAAAACAGGTAAAAAATTAGATGGACCAGGTGGGTTAGGTGAAGATTATAAAGGAAAATCTGAATATACTGAAGATGAAGTTAAATACTCTATTGGTGTAGATGATGATTACGAAGGATGGGTTGACGTTGCCTTTCAAAAAGGATTCAAATATGATGAAGATAAAGATCAATGGTATGGTCCAGGAAGCTTAAATGAAGAATATATGGAAAAAGAATATTATGGTGAGGATTATCAAGAAATAGCAACAAGCTATATGAAAAAACGTTATGATGGACGTAAATTAGGAACGATGAATGATAAAACTCTAGAAAGATTAGGTCATAAAATAGTAGATGAAAAATATGATGGTGATCTAAGTAAAGCATATCAAGAAGTTGTTCTTAAGGGTAAAATAAAAGAATCTAGAGACCCAGGTGCAACCTTAGGACCAGGACCTAAAGCAGGACCTGACGGGGTTACTGATAATGCATATACAAAACAGTTTAAATATAAACTAGTTCCTAAAAATAAAGACGGTACATATGTACAAAAAGGATCAGGAATGATAGTTAAGAAACTCTTTTAATATGTATAAATATACGTTAGTAACTGAACAAGAAGATAAACTTGAAAAATTTCAAGAAAGTAGAATAAAAGCTTTTGATGAAATTGAAGATAAGTTAAAAAATTTAATTGCGCCCTTAAGACAGGCAAAAATAGAAACAATAAAATATTATAGAGATAAAGAACCAAAAAGTTACTCTGTAGTTTATGGAACAGATTTAATTAACGATTATATAAAAGATATAGAAACATTATTAAAAAAAGATTAAAATGAGCAAGTCAACAGAAAAAATATTCGAGAGTGTAAAAAATAAATTACTTAATGAAGAATTAGGTGGTGTTATTTCTCTTAAGCCAATTAATAAAATAGAAGCTTCACCAAAAGCTGATTGGGAAACTAAATTTGACAACTTTTTAGCAGAAAATGGATCATTAGAACCAATTGTAAATGCATGGGATAAAGAAAAGTATAATACAAAAGCAGGTGATGAAAAGATTCAAAATAAAGAGGGTAAATTTACAATGGATAGTAAATTAGCGGGTTCATATAAAGTATCTAATGAAGTTGAAAATATTGCATCTCATAATTATGATTATTCACCTTCTGTAGACAATATTAATAATGTTAATGCTCAAGAAGTACTTACAGGTATTCAGTGTGAAATTAATTATAATAAAGAATTAACTTTAGATGAAGCTAAAGAATTAGCAGTTAAAAACTTAGCTAAAGATCCATTACATTATGTTAAAGAAGGTCAATTTGGTATTAAAGGTTTAGGTTATTCTGAAGCAATGCTAAACACTAAAGAAAACTCAGGTGAAACTTATGGTGGTAGTGGATTTAGTGAAAAACTAAAAGATAGCGATAATGCTATGCAAGTAGTAAAAGAATCTAAAGAATGCTGTCCAAAAGAACAAATTAACGAAGAATTAGGTGGCGTTGTAACATCAGGTAATCCAAATTCATTAGCAGCTATGTCTGGTCAAGTTATTAGAGATATGATGAAAGAAAGAATGGAAGATCCTTTACCAATGGATGGTGCTGGAGAAGATGAAGGTACTGCTGTATCTTATTCTGATACTTATGCTACTATGGAAAATGAAGAAAAGGAAATGCCTATGGACGAGAAAAAAGATCATGATGGAGATGGTGATGTAGACTCAGATGATTATATGGCGGCTAAAGATAAAGCAATTAAAACTAATATGAAGAAAAAACCTAAAAAAGAATCAATTGATACTAAATTAGCTGAAATAGGTAAAGCTGGTGACATAACAAAATTAGAAGCTCAATTAGAATTTTTAAATAATCATATCAATGAAAAAATTCAAAGAGTAAGTTCAATTAATGAAGATGATAATCTTAAAGAATTAATTGATAAAAAGAAAATGAAGGACATGCAAAGAGAAATTAAGCTTTTAGAAAAAAGAAAAGGCAAGATGGAAAAAGTGTATGAAAAAATGACAGGTAATAGATACCAACAATCTGAGGTTGTTGATGAAATTAATGACCAGAGTGTATTTGATTTTGCTAACCCAACTGGAGGTGAAACATTAGATCCTGAACCTAAAAAAGTAGGTAAAGGCACAGGTAAAAGTTACTTAAACAGACCTTCAGGACCAGCTAAACAACCATAAGAATGAGTAAAAAACTCTTAATTGAAACCCACACTGTTAAAATTTCCCCATCTCAATTAACTGAAAATGTAAATAAAGAAAACGGAAATTTAATGGTTGAAGGCATCCTTGCTACAGCAGAAGTAAAGAATGGTAATGGTCGTTATTATTCAAAAGCTCTATGGAATAGAGAAATGGATAAATATAAAGAACTTGTTGAACAAAGACGTTCAATGGGAGAATTAGACCACCCAGAATCTACTGTTATAAATTTAAAAAATGTATCACATTTAATTACTGACTATTTTTGGGATGGAGATAATGTAATGGGTAAAATAGAAATTTTACCTACCCCATCAGGAAATATCTTAAAAGAATTAATCAAAAATGGTATTACAGTAGGTGTATCATCTCGTGGTATGGGTTCTTTAGAAGATAAAGGTGGTGTAATGGAAGTGCAAGATGACTTTGAATTATTATGTTGGGATTTTGTTTCAACTCCATCAAACCCAGGTTCTTATATGCATACCTTAAATGAAGGTAAAAATACAGTTACATATAATTATTCTAAAGTAAATAAGATTGTTACTGAAATACTTTGCTCTAAAGGAACTTGCCCAATTTCTTAATTTTTTCAAAATAAGCATATACGTATAAACGTAATACACCATCTTATTATATGGTGTCGAGTAAAAAATTATTTCCTATTACGCTTCATGAATAAGCGTATTTCACAAACTTAAATTTTGAGATTATGTCTAACAACAGAGATTTGTTAAAAGAAGCAATTGCTGATGCTAAAGCCGTTAAGGAAACAGCTATCGCAAATGCTAAACTTGCTCTTGAGGAAGCTTTCACTCCACATTTAAAATCTATGCTTTCAGCCAAATTAGAAGAAATGGATAAAGAAGACGTTGATGAATCATACGGTAAAAAGTATGAAGAAGATGACGTTAACGAAGATGCCAGAACAGATGCCGAAGAAGAAGGTTATCTAGATGGTATGAAAGACGAGAAAGAAGATATGGATGAAGCTAAAGAAGAGCTTGATGAAATTAACCTTGATGAATTGTTAGCCGAACTTGATGAAGAAATGTCAGATTCCGAAAGAAAAGAAGTCGACAGAGAAGTTGATGCTGTCAGAGATGATTTAGACCAAATATCTAAACTAGCTAAAGATGCTGGTGAAGATGCTGAAGATATCAAAGACAAAATTGATGAAGCTGAAGACAAAGAGGACGTCAAAGAAGATGCCAGAACAGATGCCGAAGAAGAAGGTTATCTAGATGGTATGAAAGACGAAAAGGAAGATATGGAAGACGATATGGAAGACGAAGATATTGATCTAGAAGACATGTCAGAAGATGACCTAAAAGGGTTTATCGAAGACGTTATTAAAGATATGGTATCAGACGGAACTATCGAAGCAGGCGAAGAATTCGAAGAGGTAGATGTTGAAGACGAAGTTGAAATAGAGGATGTTGAAGATGTTGATGTTGATGTAGAAATCGACGAAGCAAAAGACATGGATAAAGGTGAAACCGGTGTTGGAAACGAGGATGGAGACAAAGATGACTCCAAAGTTGAAAAAGAAACCGAAAAAATGAGATTCAAAGAAGCAATGGATGAAATCCAAGAGCTTAAAAAAGAATTGAATGAAGTAAACCTTTTAAATGCTAAACTACTTTACACAAACAAAGTTTTCAAATCTAAAAATTTATCTGAAGGTAAAAAAGTTAAAGTGCTTAAAGCATTTGACAAAGCCTCTTCAGTAAAAGAAGCTAAAGTTATTTTTGAAACATTAAACGAAGGTTTAATATCTAAATCAGAAGCTAAAGCAAGACCACAAGGTAGTGCTTCTAAAGCAACTGGTACAATAACAGAAGCTAAACAGCCAATAATTGAATCAAACGCTGTCTATGACAGAATGAGAAAATTAGCTGGCTTGATCTAACAAAATTAATTATTAACCCTTTTAAAATTAGAAACAATGAGTTTAAATTCTCTTTTAGAAAGTGCAAACCCTTACCAATCACTACAAAGTGATGCTGCTAAATTAGCTGGTAAATGGGAAAAAACAGGTTTATTAGAAGGTTTAGGTGGTGCCCACAAAAATAATATGGGTATTATTCTTGAAAACCAAGCTAAGCAACTTGTTGTTGAGCAAAGCTCAACAGGTGGAGGTGCAGCTTCTACTGGTACGTTTACTTCACAAACAGGTGTGAATGTAGGTGGTCAGTGGGCAGGTGTTGCTTTACCATTGGTACGTAAAGTTTTTGGACAGATAGCTGCCCAAGAATTTGTATCAGTACAACCTATGAATTTACCTTCTGGTCTTGTGTTTTATCTAGATTTCCAATATGGATCTGCTAAAACTCCATTTAGTTCAGGTGGTTCATTATATGGTAGCAAAGACGCTAATAACAATCCATTTGGTAACACAAACGAAGGTGGATTATACGGTTCAGGTAGATTTGGTTACTCAGTTCAAAATACTCAATCAAAAGTAACATTAGTTGCTGGGGATTGGGCTACTGCAACTTGGGACCAATTAAACTTTAACAGTACTTATTCAGCTTCTGCTGCTGCTAGTCATTATTATGCTATCGCAGTACCAACTTCTTCATTAGCTTATGCTGATGTACAAGGAGTTAAAGGATTTAACATCTTTACTGGTTCATTAACAGCTGCTGTAATTACAGGATCTGACGGAACAGTACCAGGTGTTCAATTATCTGAATTCACTGCATACACACAAGGTGGTGACATTACATTTGTTGCTACAAAATCAGCATTTGCTACTAACGCAACTGCTTCTATTTGGGTCAACTACCAACTTCAACCAACTGACAAGTTCAGAGGTGATTTCGAAGCTGGAAATTCTGAGCCAAACTCTTACAACAACAGTGATGACTGTTGCCCAGAGCAAGTTATTCCAGAAATCAACATTCAGATGCAATCATCTGCAATCGTTGCTAAAACTAGAAAACTTAAAGCTGTATGGACTCCAGAATTCGCTCAAGATCTTAACGCTTACCATGCTCTAGATGCTGAAGCTGAATTAACTTCAATCTTAAGTGAGTACATTTCATTAGAAATTGACTTAGAAATCTTAAGTATGTTAATTGAGTCTGCTGCTGCTGGAACAGAAAATTGGTCAGCTGTAAACAACCAGGCAATTACTGGTACAGGTGCTTCAATAGCATTATCAGATCTTGGATTCTATAATAGTCAAGGACAATGGTTCCAAACTTTAGGAACTAAAATCCAAAAACTAAGTAACATTATTCACCAGAAAACACTGAGAGGTGGAGCTAACTTTATGGTAGTTTCTCCAACAGTTGCAACTATCCTAGAATCAATTCCAGGATTCGCTGCTAATTCTGATGGTGATGCTGCTAAAATGAGCTATGCATTTGGTGTACAAAAAGTAGGTGCTCTTAACGATCGCCAAAAAGTATACAAAAACCCTTATATGACTGCTAACCAAATCCTTTTAGGATATAGAGGTTCTCAGTTCTTAGAAAGTGGTGCTGTATTTGCTCCATATATTCCGTTAATCATGACTCCACTAGTATACGATCCAGATACGTTCGTACCTAGAAAAGGTCTATTAACTAGATATGCTAAGAAGATGGTAAGACCAGAATTTTATGGTTTAATCAACGTAGCAGGATTAAATACTTTATAATAGTATTTATTTTTCTTAATAAAATAACCCGGCTTTTTGCCGGGTTTTTTTATCCTTATCTCCTTATATTTATATTTAATTTTATATGTATATTTACGTATTTACTTAATTAAATTACAATAGTAATATTATCCCCACAAAATAATTATTTCCCGAGAAAATACATAAAATAGTTTTTTAATTAATATTTATAATTATAACAATTCACTTCATATTTATAATAAAAAAGAATTATGGCATTGTGTACTACAACAGGTTCATTAGATGTTTTTATACGTGAAAGCATAACTTTACCAAATGGCAATGAAGAAATTGCTACAAATAATATAAAAATAGCTAATGTTAATCAATTAGTAAGAAGAATAGATACAATATCAGCAAATTGGGAAGGCACAGGTGTTGAATTATTAAGATTTGTTGATGATGAAGCATCACAAGTAGCTGGTTCATTTGTTAGAGATACTGTTAAATATTTAAGATTTACTAATTTAGATTGTACTAATTACATTTCTCTATACCTAATACAAGATAGCCCAGATGCCCAATCACCTAATACTGGTAATGTAGGGTCAGGAGATGAAGGTGTATTTAAAATTGATCCGGGAAAATCAATGATGTTATCAAATGCCCAATTTGATAGTACAAACTATTACGATTATGTAGTTGAAGGTTATGTTGATATACAATATTTTTCAGATTTTGCCTCATTATATAGTATTAAAGCAAAAGCAAACGCTGCTGATGTAAGAATTGAGTATCTTGTAGGATCTTCTTAATATAATAAAAATAAATAAATGGGATTAACATTCAGAACAGGCTCAGGAGGAAAAGGTTCAGCTTTAACAATTGAAGAGTTAGATAATAATTTTAGATTTTTTACTAGTTCTTTTGAAGTATCAGGATCAATTAGCGGTTCATTTAGTGGATCATTTGTAGGAGATGGTAGTGGATTAACAGGAGTTATATCTGCAAGTTACGCAGAATCTGCTTCAGTTGAAGTAATTAAAGAAATATCTTCTTCATATGCTGAAACAGCTTCGATTCTAATAGGGCAACCTTCTATTGATGTTACTAATATAACAGCTTCTGGAAACATTAGTTCAAGTGGTGATATAACTGCTAACAATATATATGTTGATCTTACTGGAAAGATTTATGGTAATGAAGCATATGATAATTATCTTACTTTTAATGCTTCATCAAGTTTATTTAAAGTACAGAGTAAAACATATATTAAATTTGATGGTAGTAGTGCTCAAAGAGAGGTAACTGTTAATGAAGGCACTAATGATATTGATTTTGTAGTTAAAGGTGCTTCTAATAATCCTTTATTCAAAACTGTTTCTGCTACGAATCAAATAGGAACCCATGGTACTGGTACACCTTCAGCTGATTTCCATATTGGTGGTAACTTATTAACAGATTCACACATAACAGCGTCATCAAATATAAGTGCAAGTGGTGATCTTATTGTTAATGATATAACTGCTAGTGGTGATATTGTTCTAGATGAAGATCAAAGAATATATTTTGAAGAAGATAAAGCAACTTGGGCTGAATCCCACGCAGCTGATTCATTTAGAGTAGTTGTTAATTCTAGACAAATGTTATTATTAGATGAAGATACGGGTAACAGAGCGGTATTTGGTAATGGTACTAAAGTTTTTATAGGTGAGAATAACAATAAATTCCCTACAGCTTCATTACATGTTGCAGGTGATATTTGGGCAAGTGGTTCAAATTCATCAGGAATAGATGGTCATATTACAGCTTCTGGAAATATTAAGGTAGGCGGTGATTTATATGTTACTGAATATATTAGACATATAGGTGACGATAATACAAATATTAGATTTACTGATAATAAGATTCAACTGTCAGCTGGTAATATGATTTTCTTTGCGGTTGATGATGATGATGCTGCTCCTTTTACTGCTACAGTTAATGGTGGTGGTAATAAAATCAACTTCAGAGCTTTAGATGAAAATCAAGATGTACTTCTAAAAACTGATTCTGAAGCATACAGCGTTGAACTATATCACGCAGGTAATAAAAAATTAGAAACAACAACAGGTGGGATTAATATAACAGGTAGTGTAACAGCTTCTGGAAATATAAGTTCAAGTGGTATATTTTACGGAGATGGATCAGGTTTAACAAATCTATCAGTAACTACAAGTAGTTTATGGTATAATGCAACAACATTTATTTCTTCATCTCTACCAATACAAGTAGATGGTGCTATAACAGCTTCGGGAGCAATAAGTGCAAGTAAGGATATTACTCTTGGTCATACTATTAATTACGCAGGATATGTAGCAGGTACCACTAACTATATGTTTACTAATACGAGTTACCAAGAGTCAGGAGGTTATAGGCTTGGATTTTTAATAGCAACAGGCTCAACTGTAGGAGGTACAGCTGTTAAAATATCTGGTAGTAATGAGGGTAGTTTTGTTGGGATTGGAGTTCCATATACAACCCCACTAACAACAGAATTAACAGTATCAGGTTCTATAAGTGCAAGTAATGCTATGATAAGTACAACTGGTTCATTTGATGTAATTTCAAGAGTTGGAGACCCTGATACTAGAATTTTATTTACTGATGATGACATAAATATTAGAGTTGGTGGTATTAATATGATCGACTTTACTGAGGATACTAATGATGAAATAACTATTAATGAAGATTCAGCGGATTTAGATGTTAGAATAGAAGGAGAAGATGATCCTAACTTATTATTTACAGATGCATCAACACCAGGTAGAGTTGGTATCGGAACAAATACACCAAGTACCAAATTTGAAGTAGCTGGTGAAATAAGTGCAAGTGGATTTATTTCAACTGATACAAACATAACAGCAAGTGGGAATATAAGTGGAAGTGGAACAGGAATTTTTAATAATCTACAAGTAAATGGTGCTTCCGTTGATTTTTCAAATTTACCAACATCTGACCCAGCAGTCGCTGGAAGATTATGGAATGATAGTAACACATTAAAAATATCTGCAGGATAAGATAAAGTTATATATTTATAATAAAATAAAAAATTAAATAAAAATGGCATTAACGTTTAGAACAGGCTCAGGAGGAAAAGGTTCAGCCTTAACAATAAATGAATTAGATAATAACTTTAGATATTTTACTGGATCACATGATGTATCTGGATCATTTACAGTCTCAGGTAGTGCTACAATAACAGGCTCTTTAGTTATAAGTGCTAGTGGTGATAGTTCAATTAGATGGGAAAATCTATCCACATCAGAACCTTTAGTAACTGGTTCACTTTGGATATCAGGTAGTGGGGATGGATCCGCAAGTGGTTCTGGATATTTAATGATATTTAATCCATAATAAAAAATAAATAAAATAAAAATTTAAGGCCTCAATTTGAGGTCTTTTTTTTCATATTTATAATAAAACTAGATTATTATGAATATTCCAATTTATGATGGTAATCCACTATGGAACCCAAATGCAACAGCTTTTGGTTTTTACAATAATGATGTTGAATTTCAAATCGATTGTTTAAAAGTAGCTAAATTTGTAACAACTAGATTAGGTTACCCATTAATGGATGTTGAACTCCAATCAGGTTCTATTTTTACTGCATTTGAAGAAGCTATAACTACTTATGGAAATGAGTTATATGCTTATCTAATTAGAGAAAATATATTAGATCTTACTGGTTTACCTTATGCTGAATTAGATTTAAGTGAAACTATTATTTCACCTAATTTTGAGACAATAATTAGACTTTCAGAACAGTATGGTGAAGAAGCAGGTGTAGGAGGAAATGTTCCTTGGTATAAAGGAAGTGTACCCTTAACATCTAGTGTTCAAGATTACGATTTAAAGGTATGGGCTAAAGATCAAGGTATAACAGGTAGTATAGAAATAAAAAGAGTATTTTTTCAAGAACCTACACCAGCATCTGCAAGGTATTTAGATCCATTTGATGGGTTTGGTTTTGGAGGAGTAGCTGCAGCGGGTTTACTAGGACTTGGAGGTTTTGGTGGTGGAATGGGTTATTTAATGATGCCATTAAATTATGACATGCAAGTAATTCAAGCCATTGAAATGAATGAAATGGTAAGATTATCTAATTATAGCTTTGAAATACATAACAATGTAATTAGAATATTCCCAATCCCAGGACCTTATGATGGAGATGGAGTTACAGAAGGAGCAGCATGTGGAAATTTATGGTTTGAATATATTAAAAGTAATGATAGAATAAGCAGTAGTGTTCAATGTGCTGAAGGTTTAATTAGTAATGTTTCTAATATTCCTTATCAAAACCCAATTTATAGACTGATTAATTCAGTTGGTAGACAATGGATTTTTGAATATACTTTAGCATTATGTAAAGAAATTTTAGGATATGTAAGAGGAAAATATAGTACTGTTCCTATTCCTAATGCTGATATGACGCTAAATCAAGCTGATTTATTAGCTGCAGCAACTGCTGAAAAAACAGCCTTATTAGAAAGGTTAAGAGCTTATTTTGATGAAACATCAAGAGCAAAATTATTAGAAAGAAAAGTACTTGAAGCTGATGCAGTTTTAAAAGAATTAGATCAAGTACCAAGAGTAATTTATATAGGATAATATGGCAATGTTTGCAAGACAGAGAGATGTTTCTCTGGTAAGACATTTAAATAGAGAAGTTATGGGTAATGTTATTACCCAACAATGTGCTATCTATCAATTTAAATTGGAAGAAACAAAAGTTAACATATATGGAGAAGCAGCTGATGAAAAATTTTATAATGGACCATTTTTATTTAATGTTTTAATAAATAGACAAGATCAACAATATCCTGAGAATGAAGAAGGTGTACAATTTGAACAATCAATTGATTTTTATTTCTTAAGAGATGATTTAGTTGATGCAAATGTTGTACCAGATGTAGGGGATATAATCTTATACCAAGAAGGATATTATGGAGTACAAAGTACAGTAGCAAATCAATATTGGAGTGGTAAAAACCCTCAATATCCTAATAATAATTCAGATGGCACAGATAATCCTCTAAATCCAAATTTACAATTATTTGGAACAAATTTATCAATATTAGTATCAACATATTACATTTCAGCAGATAAACCTGCAATTTCACCTTATATAGAAAGATTTTAATGTCAAAGCTTAGAAAACCCATACCAAAAACACAAAAAGAAATTAGTAGAGATTTACATACTCCAACTGATGCTAGATATGGTAATCCTAATATCGCTTCACCAGTTAATGAAAATGAAACAGGAATACCTTTTAATAGATCAGAAAAATTATCTTGGAAAGGTGATACAACAAAACCATTTTCAATTGGTATAAAAGATATAGATGAAGCTGTATTTTATTATTTTGAAAATGTTATTAAACCTTTTGTTTATCAAAATGGACAAAGAAGAGAAGTTCCAATAATTTATGGAGCTCCTGAAAGGTGGAAATCATATCAAAGAGATGGGTATTATAGAGATAAAAAAGGTTCAATAATGTTACCAATTATTGTTGTTAAAAGAGATGTAATAACAAAAGATAGATCAGTATACAATAAACTTGATGCTAATGATCCAAATTTATATGCTAGTTTTCAAAGACCATATAATCCAAAAAACTTTTATAGCAATTTTGCTGCAATAAATAACAGAAAACCAGTAAAACAGATGTATGCTGTTGTTGTCCCAGATTTTGTAACTATAGAATATAGTTGTTTAATCCAGACATATTACATGGAACAGTTAAATAAAATAATAGAAGCTTGTGAATATGCATCAGATGCTTATTGGGGAGATCCAGAAAGATTTAAATTTAGGGCATTTATTGATTCTTTTACAACAGCTACAGAATTAACAACAGGTAGAGATCGACTTGTTAAAGGTAATTTTGGTATAAGACTTAGAGGTTATATTGTGCCTGATACAATACAGAAAGAAATGACAGCTTTGAATAAATATAATACTAAAGGTAAATTTATTATTCAAATGGAAACAACAGCTAATGAAGAAATATTTGAAAGTAACGTAACAAAAACAAAAGATGGCAGAACTAGGCGTCAAAGGGAAGACCAAGGTAATTTATCTAATATTTCCGACGTGACGCAAGGTAGTGAATTAAAACAAAGTTAATATATGGCTAATCAGAATAATGTAAGATTTGTAGACAGCTTAAAAGTTGGTGCCTATAATGTATTAGATGAAAGTGCTGGGGAAGATGGAAGCTCAGGATCCTCGGGAACGAGTGGATCATCAGGTTCCTCTGGAACATCAGGAACATCTGGTACATCAGGAACATCTGGTTCAAGTGGTTCGTCTGGTACATCAGGAACATCTGGTGTAAAAGGTGATGAAGGATCATCTGGTTCTTCAGGAACTAGTGGATCTTCAGGATCAAGTGGTACCTCTGGTACTTCAGGATCTGATGGTGCAGGTGGTTCGAGTGGCTCTTCTGGTACTAGTGGTTCATCTGGAACTTCTGGTGTAGACGGCTCTTCAGGTTCTTCTGGTACAAGCGGTACCTCAGGTTCATCAGGTACATCTGGTGAAGATGGAACTTCAGGTTCTTCAGGAACAAGTGGTTCATCTGGTTCAAGTGGTACTTCTGGTACATCTGGTTCTGATGGTTCATCTGGTTCAAGTGGTACATCTGGAACAAGTGGTTCATCTGGAACTTCTGGAATAGATGGAACTTCAGGTTCTTCAGGTACATCAGGTGTAGACGGCTCAAGTGGATCTTCTGGTACAAGTGGCTCAAGTGGTACTTCGGGATCAAGTGGATCTTCAGGTACAAGTGGAGATTCTGGTTCAAGTGGTAGCTCAGGAACAAGTGGTACAAGTGGTTCTTCAGGTACTTCTGGTATAGATGGAAGTAGTGGTTCATCAGGTACTTCAGGAACTTCGGGACAAGATGGTTCATTTGGTGGTGCTTCTTTTGATTACACTTTTGAAACAGATACTGATACATCAGATCCTGGCTCAGGAAAAGTTAAAGTAAATAATTCTACTCAACCTTCTGCAACAGCAGTATATATTAGTCAAACAGATGATGCTGGTAATAGTATAGAATCATTCTTAGAAACAGTACAATCTTCAACTGGTGCAGTAAATGGTCATATTAGAATATCAGATAAATTTAATACAAATGATTTCATTTTATGGGCAATTACAAATTTAACAGACAATGGGGATTGGTGGACATTAACTGTAAGTAATGAAGCTTCAGGTGGGAGTGCGTTTACAGATGGAGAAGATGTAATTTGTTCATTTGTAGTAACAGGTGATTCAGGTTCAAGTGGATCTTCAGGTACTTCTGGTACTTCAGGTGCAGATGGCACAAGTGGCTCATCAGGTACTTCAGGTATTGATGGCACAAGTGGAAGTTCAGGAACTTCAGGTGTAGATGGTACAAGTGGTTCTTCTGGTACTTCAGGTGATAGTGGATCAAGTGGATCTTCAGGAACAAGTGGAAGTTCAGGTACTTCAGGTGATAGTGGATCAAGTGGATCTTCTGGAACAAGTGGTATAGATGGAACTTCAGGTTCATCA